CTAGTCCCAGGTCGGGACGATCTCCACGTGTCGGTCGACTGACCCCCGGCGCTCCGCCGGGTAGATCACGATCCGCTCGATAAGCGGCCGGAGCGTGTTGGCTTTCTGCTCGATCGTCATCGCCGGCCACAGTCGCATGATGTCGTCGGGCAGGTTCGCGGATGCCGTCGCCTGGACAGGGTTCACGACAGCGAGCGAGAGCCGCCGCTCGAGCGCATCCTTCTTCGACTGGATCTCGTCGGCCTTGATGCGGTACTCCTCCGCCGTCACGACGTCGTCGAGGAGTAGGTCGCTGAGGCGGACGAGGCGGTCGTTCTGCTTCTCGATCTCACGGCGGATGCCGTCTGCGACCGTTGCAGTTCGCGCGGACTTACGGCGAGTTGCCTCGATGGCCAGCGCCTTGCGTTGCACCGTCCCTTGCTCCGCTACCCACTCCTCGACGAGCTTCTCGACGCGCCAGGCGACCATCGTGACGCGCTTGACGAGGTCCGTGGTGGTGGAGCGGGAACAGACGTAGGTCGGTCGCCCGTCGAAGACCTTCCCTGACATCGGGCTGCCGCAGTCGCCGCAGCGCACGAGGCCAGTGAGGAGGTAGCGGCGCGGAGTCCGGGTCTGCTTCCGGTAGCGCTGCTGCCGGCGCGCGACGTACGCCTGCCAGGTCTCCATGTCGATCAGAGGTGGGTGGATGCCCTCGGTGTACTCGCGCTCCCAGGCGGGGAGGATCTTTGGGCGGGTGCGGCCGAGGAGGCCGGCTGCGAAGCCGCTGTCGAGGACGTTCATGACGCCCTGGTAGGTCCAGCTGCGGCCTTCGATGCCGAGTTCGTTCAGTTTGCGGGTGAGCTGCGCGGAGCCCATGCCGGAGAGATACCAGCGGTAGAGGTCCGCGAGGATAGGGCCGGTGACAGGGTCCGGCTCGTAGCGGCCGTCGACGCGCTGGTAGCCGAACCGCGGTCCGCCGGTCGGCGGGACTCCGTTGCGGCGGCGGCGCTCGTGCGTCTCGCGCCACACTTCGCCGATCAGCTCGGCTTGGTAGGCGTTCATCTCGCCGATCATGCCTCGCGTGAATCGTCCAGACGGGGTGGGATCGGTCTGCTCGGTGGCGGATTCGATGCTTCCGCCTGCGGAGTCGACACGGTCGAGAGCGAGCGCCCACTTCAAGCGCTGACGGGCGGTGCGGGAGAACTTCCAGACGTAGATGACGTCGACTTCGCCGCGCTCGACGCGCTCGACGGCGTAGTCGAGCTTCGCCCACCACGCCGACTTCTTGCGGGACCCCGACTCGTCGATACCCTCGATCCACTCAACGATCTCGTCGCCGCGGCGGTCGCTGTGCTGTTGGATGGCGTGGCGTTGGATCTCCGGCGATGTCAGCTTGTCGGACTCCATCGAGACGCGGACGAGCGCGAGCGCGCGGCGGCCTGCCGGACTCTGACGCGGGGCCTCCTTGGCGCCCATCAGCTCCCCCGGTTCGGTGTGTGTTCGCCCGAACATGCTGCGAACGTTCGCTGTTCGTTCAACGACCCCAGTCCCAGTCCCAGTCCCTGACTACTACTTACGTTCCTAGAGTCAGTCACGAGATACACGTGCGCGCGATTCGACGGACTCATGCGACGCGCTCGCTGTGGTGGTATTGGCCGCCGCCCATGCGGGGGGCGACGTAAACGGTGTCGCCAATGCGGGCGAGGATTCGCTGATAGGCCGCGACGATGCGGGTGATGACGCCGAGCTCAACAGCGAGGGCACCGTTGTGGGAGCCGTGTATCGCTTCGGCGCGACGGTAGGCGTCGGGGGTGATCAGGCGGAGCGCTGCCCACTCGTCGGCGCGGCGCTCTTGCTTCGCGTTCACCGGGCCGAGCATCGAGGGGACGTCGGCGAAGACGGCGTGAGCGACCTCGTGTGCGAGCACTGAGCGGTGGAGGCGTTCGGCCATGCCTGCTCGGAGGCGGATGAGGCGGCGATCGTGGATGTACTCGCCGTCGCGGTCACGCGGGAGCTGCTTGGAGTACTCGATGCGGACGCCGAGGGCTTCGAGCATGTCGTCCAGTTCGTTCATTCCCCATCCTCACCGCGATCCTCGGAGCGCTCGAAAGCGACCCTCCGATCCTGCTGGGAGGTGCCGACACCGATCGTGGGGATGTCAGCGGAGCGGGCGAGCTTGCCGGTGAGGAGAACCACCACATCATGCTGCGCGTCGTCCTGAAGTGCTTCGGGCAGGTGGTCGAAGATCGGCGCGGTGGCGTAGATGAATGACCGCGTCCGCTCGCTGAAGCGGTCGTAGTCCTTCACCTGGGAAATGCCGAGCGCTTCGAGGATGGCGTGGAGCTTGGCGGGCTGGCCGGCGCGCCCTCCGTTCTCGATGGATCGGAGGGTCTTGCGGTCGATGTCAGCCGCGGCGGCGAGCTCGATGGCGGTCATGCCTTTCGATTCGCGGACTCGACGAATGAGAGGCCCGAGGGTTGTGCGCTCTTCCGCCGTCATCGAATCAACATCTATCGGTCCGGAGATGAGTTCTTCCCCATCGGATCGCGTGTTCATGGGTCCAGAGTAGCGACTATTCCCCATCTGAGTCAAAACATTGGGGAACTAAGAGTGAAACTGCTTCACAACCGTGGGGAACTCTGCTAATTTCTTCCCCATGAGGAACCAAGCCGCCAGAGCCGCCGGGCAGAGCATCCGCGCGGTGCGTGAACTCGCTGGCCTGACGCTCGCGGAGGCCGCCGTTCTCACCGGCCGCTCCGCCGGCTACCTCTCCCAGGTGGAGAACGGCAAAGCCGAGAACGTGTCTGAGAAGTACGTCGCCAACACCATCGGAGCGCTCAGCGCGTACATCGCGAACCCCGTGACCCGCATCGCGCCCGCGGCGGAGGTTGCCTGATGTTCGATCCTTCGACGCTCACCGACGAGCAGCGCGAGCGGTACGAGCGCGCAACGGACCTCGCCGCAGAGGCGCTCGTGGAGGCCCGAGCAGAGCTCCGAGCCAGCGCGGCGCAGGCCGCGTAACTACACCGACGAACGGAAACGCCCCCGCTGGCACGGGGGCGAATCACAGGAAGGAGCCGACTGATGGCTCACACCGCAACCGTAGCGGAGACCGCGCAGGACGCCTACCTCGGCGCTCTGATCAGCCTCGCCGGCGCTGCCGAGCAGCTCATCTTCGATGCGGACGCCGGCCGCCTCGACGCGCGGGCATCCGTCGAGATGCTCCGCAAGCACGTCGAGGCGTGGCACGACGCGAGGGGCGACTACTTTTCGATCCCCGCCAGAGAGCTGCGCCGTTCGCCCGACGTTCACCCCGCGCACGAGGAGATCGAGCCGTGACCGACTTCGACTACGAGATGCCGTGGGGCCGGGAGTCGCGCGTGTGGCGCACCGTCGCCGAGATCGCTGGCGCGGTCGCCGTGGTGCTGCTGATCGTGGCGGTGCTGCCGTGATCGTCCAGGACCCGAGACCCGACGCCCGCCCCGACTGGGACGATCTCACCGACGCGGAGCACGAGCAGCACCGCGCCAAGTGCGGCCCGGCGAACGGTGGCCCGTGCCCCCTTTGCGAGGAGCACCGCGAGTTCGGCGGATGCTCCTCCTGTGGCGACACCTCCGCGGAGATCGCCAACGACATCACCCTCTGCTGCGGCGTCCGCGGCTTGCAGGGCGTCGAGTTCGATCGGTGGGCCGCCGCATGAAGCCTTCGCGCCTTGTCCTGCTGATCTTCGCGGTCGGGATGATCCCGTTCGCCTGGACCTCCTACAACGGCGCCACCCTCCTCGGTTTCGCCGCCGTCATCACCCTGATCGTCCTGACCATCAAGGACGAGCACACCCGAAAGGATCCCCGCTCATGACTCAGACATTCTCCGTGGAGAACTTCAAGGGCGTCCGCGAGATCAGCCTCTCCCCCAGCGGTTCCCTCGTCGTCGTCGCCGGCGGCAACGGTGCAGGGAAGTCCAGCTTCATCGACGCGTTCGTGGAGCTGTTCGACCCGAAGGGCACCCGCCTGACCCCGAAGCCGATCCGTGAAGGTGAGGATGAGGCCCGCGCCGAGTTCACCGACACGGACCTCGGCGTCCGCATCGTCCGCACCTGGAAGAAGAACGATGCTGGCCGCCTCGAGGTGTTTGCCCTCGACGGTGCGAAGTACTCGAAGCCCGCCGACGTCGTCGCGTCGCTGACCGGCGGTCTGATCTTCGACCCGGTCGCGTTCCTGAACCTCGACGAGCGGAAGCAGCGTGACGCTCTCCTGGCGAAGGTCGACCTGCCTTTCGACGTCGACGCCCTCGCCCGCGAGAAGGCGGGCGCGGAGGAGCGCCGCCTGATCGCAGGCCGTGACGTGAAGCGCCTGCAGGGTGCCCTGTCGGCGATGCCGAACCCGCTGGACGCGCCGGATGAGGAGGTGTCGGGCGCCGCGGTCCTCGCCGAGATCGAGACGGCGCAGGATCACAACCATCGCATCGACCGCGCCGAGGATCTCGTCACCGAACTCGGCCGCCAGGTCGCTGACACCGATCGCACGATCGAGCGCTTGGAGGCGCAGATCACTCAGGCGCGCGCGGACCGCGCTGTCTGGGTCGAGAGGATCGAGGAGGCAGAGCGCGCCGCCGCCGCTCCGCGCGTGGACCTCGCTCCTCTGCAGGAGAAGCTCGCGGACGTCGACAAGATCAATGCGGCGTTTCGAGCGCGGCGGGAGTACGAGAAGGTCGCCGCCGAGTACGCCGCCGCCGCGACCGCTCAGCAAGCCGCCCAGAACGACATCGACGACATCGAGGCGCAGAAGGCCACTGGCCTCGCCGCCGCCAAGTTCCCCGTCGACGGCCTGTCCGTGGACGAGAACGGTGTCACCTTCGACGGTGTCCCGTTCACGCAGGTCAACTCGGCGATGCGCCGCCGCGTCGCGTTCGCGATCGCGACAGCCGGCGACCCGAAGCTCCGCCTGGTGATTATCAAGGACGGCGACCTCCTGGACGCCGACTCGCTCGCCGCGATCCGTCAGCTCGCCGACGAGCGCGGGTACACCGTACTCGTGGAGCGTGACCGTGATGAGTCCCGTCAGATCGGCTTCACCATCGAGGACGGCGCGCTCGCATGAGCGTCCCGTCGAGCGGTCGCGTCTACGGGGATCAGGAGAAGACCCCTGTGCCCCTCCCGGGTTACCGGTGCAAGTCAACGGCGAAGCAGCAGCGCCCTCACGCTCCGCACTCCACCCTCACCCACGGCTGCAAGATCACCGTCGATCATGACGGCCCCCACCGCTGCATCTGCGGAAAGACGTGGCCGCGCGCGTCGGAGGTGAAGGAATGAGTGCCCTCGCCGTCCTGGACCGGACCCTCGCGGACTCCGCTGACCGCGCATCCTGGCTGGCGGTGCACGACAAGGTCATCGGCTCGTCGACGGCGGGGAAGTTCGCGAAGCCGGGATCGGTGGAGACCTACGTCCGCCAGATCCTCGAACCCCGCACCTTCTCCGGCAACGACTCCACCCGCTCCGGGAACGACTGGGAGCCGGCGCTGCTGGGCGCGGTCGGCGCCCGCCCGAACTCCCTGCTCATCCACCACCCGGATGACCGGCGATTCGGTGCGACCGTCGATGGCACGAAGCCCGTCGGCGACGGGTTCGCGATCGTCGAGACGAAGACGAAGCACAATCGCATCGTCTCAGGCCCCACCCCGTACGAGACCCGTCAGCTCGCATGGCAGCTCTACTGCATCCCCGAAGCGCTGCACGCCGAGTGGGTGTGGGGCGAGATCGTCCCCGACGAGCAGTCGCCTGTCAGGTGGCGACTGCGCCGCCCGATCCAGTCGATCACCTTCCGCCGTGACGATCAGCGCATCGTCGCCGCGACCACCCTCATCGTGCCGATCGCGCACGCCGTTCTCGCTGCGCTCGACGCGGCCCACACCGCAAAGGTCCCGTTCTGATGTCCACCGCTGTCGCCCCCTACGAAGCCGCATCCCTCAACGACCGCATGAAGTACGCCCAGACCCTCGCGGCGGCCGGCGACCTCATTCCCAAGGGCCTGTGGAACAGTGCCACCAACGTGAACGGCGTGCTCGTTCCCGCCGCTCCGTCACCGGGCAAGGTGCTCCTCGTCATGGAGACAGGCGCGATGCTCGGTCTCGCACCCGCCGCCGCACTGCAGTCCATCGACGTGGTCGAGGGTCGCGCTACTCTCTCGGCTCGCCTCATGGGCGCACTCATTCGTAAGGCCGGACACAAGCTCGAGATCGTCAAGACGGGCACGATCCCGACGGGCGACTACAAGGTGACCGTCACGGGCACCCGCGCAGACGATGGTTCCGTGTTCACGGCGACGTGGGACATCGCCCGCGCGATCCGCGCCGGACTGGTCGACTCGTACCAGAAGAACCAGGGCGGCGTGTGGGAGGTTCGTGCGCGCTCCGACAAGGGGAAAGCGAAGCCGTGGGAGGCCTACGCCGAACTCATGCCGGTGTGGCGTGCGATGTCGGAGGTCGGCCGCGAAGGGTTCGCCGATGTCCTGTTCGGCCTCTACTCCACCGAGGAGATGACAGACGGCGGCATCCCCCTCGCAGAGCCCGACCCGGAGCAGACGGAGGACTGGCTGAAGCTCATCGCCGAAGCCGACTCCGAAGACGCTCTCGCCGAGATCGGGAAGCGCCTCGCTGAGAAGGGCGAGGGCACCGACAAGATCCGCGCCGCCTATCGCGCCCGCATGGCGATCCTCAACACGATCGACGCCGAGATCGTCGATGACACCGAGACTCCCGCCGGGGGCGCTGCCCCCGCTGACGCTCCCCACGTCACGCCCCCGGCGGGCCCCACCTCCGAGGAGGACTACGAAGCCGTCGCGGCGGCTCAGTTCGACGCCGCGGTAGAGGCCGGGGAGGTGCGAGGTGGCTGACATCGTCGACGGCGCGACTGGCGAGCTGCGCCTCTCCCCCGCCGAGCGCGCTGTGACCACCATGCTCGCGATCCCGTCCGGGATCTACGGGCCGCCGCTCGGCCCTGGCGAGATCGATCAGAAGATCCACGACATCGCGGACCTGATCGAGCACATCGCGCAGGTGATCGTCGTGCTCTACGAGGACAAGCACGCCGCGGAGGAGAAGTACCTCGGCACGTTCGCCGACTACATGGTCATGCACGAGAAGTCGGGCACGCAGATGGCGCGGCAGTACGCGATCGCCAAGACCCGCACCGAACTGCACGAGCTGAACGTCGCGAAGGAGAAGCTCCGCTACGCCGAGGAGATGCAGAAGGCGATCCAGAACCGTTCGTTCGGCCTCATGAACATCGGCAAGCGCATCACTGCTGCGTTCGGCATGGGCTCGTCCCGCTGACCCGCCAGACCGGGGCCGGTGGAAGGACGTCGAGTAGGGCAAACCTCAACGTCATCTAGCCGGCCCCCACCCACCACCACCAGAAAGGAGCCCCAGTGGCTGACAAGGAGAAGGAGAAGCCGCCGAGCTTCGCCGCGATGCTCGCGCAGGTGCGTCCCCGCACCGACGTGGAGGCGGCGGAGACCCTGCGGAAGGTCATCGAGGCGGTGAAGGCGACCGGCAAGGTCGGGTCGATCACGATCCGCCTCGACGTGAAGCCCGCCGACGGCCTCATGGATGCCGTCGTGGTCTACGACCGCATCACCCAGAAGGTGCCGGAGAAGACCCGCGAGGGCTCGATGGCGTTCATCACCCGCGACGGTGACCTGTCGCGCACCGACCCCGGCGCCATGCCGCTGTGGGAAGAGGAAGTCCGCGACGCCGGCATGGACTTCGACCGCCAGTCCGGTGAGATCAAGGAGGCCCCGGAAGCATGACCAACATCGAGGACACGAAGACCGAGGCGGCTGTCGTCGCGTCGATTCAGCAGCAGGCCGACGGCGAAGCACACCAGTCGATCGAAGCTGGCGAGATCTACCTCATCCCCAACGGCGACGGTCAGCTGCGCGTCGTCACCACCGACGAGTTCGCGGATACGCCGCGGCACGTCCAGGCGGCTCGCGTCGTCACGGATGCCGCATCGTTCGTCGCCTACGTGAACCGCCACAAGGTCGCCGGCACGGAGATCTACGCCCACACGAACAGCTCGTCCGTGGTCGCCGTGATCGACTCCCACGAGGGCACCGACGGCGACGCCGGCTGGCAGAAACACCGCCTCACCCTCGGCCTCGAAAAGTCGAAGGCGTGGGCCGCATGGGAGCAGGCAGACGGGAAGCTGGTCGACCAGTCGACCTTCGCCGACTTCCTCGACGACCGCTACCTCGACGTCATCGAACCGGCCCCAGCCGTACTGATCGACATCGCCCGCACGTTCCAGGCGAAGACGAAGGTCGACTTCGAGTCGGGCGTCCGCGAGGCATCCGGCGACGTGACGCTGAACTACGCCGAGCAGACCACCGCCAAGGCCGGGCAGAAGGGGAACATCGAGATCCCCTCGCGCATCCAGCTCGCGCTCCGTCCGTACGTCGGCGGCCCGATCTACAGCATCTGGGCGTCGTTCCGCTACCGCCTCAACGGCGGCAGCCTCCTCCTCGGGTTCAAGCTCGAGCGCCCGGAGAACGTCCTGGAAGCGGCGTTCGCGGACATCGTCACCGAGATCCGTGACGGCCGTACCGACAAGAAGGACGGGACGGAGACGCGCGTGCACGACGGCGTCGGCGACGTCCCGATCTTCAACGGCAAGCCGTCCGCGTGACCGGTCGCTGCACGTAGCAGGTGCAGCGCCCACAGAACGGGACCCGGCCGGGTAGCAGCCGGCCGGGTCCCCACCCACCACATCGCAATCCCTGTCAGGAGCAGAGCGTGAGCGTCCCCATCATGCCGGATACGGCATCCCCCACACCCGACCGTGGCGTCGCGTTCGTCGTCCACGGCACCCCGGCCCCGCAGGGCTCCAAGCGCGCTTACGTCGTCGGCGGCCGCGCCCGCGTCGTCGAGGACTCGAAGAACTCCGCCCCCTGGCGTGACAGCGTTTCCGCGGCAGCCGTCGAAGCGATGGACGGTGCGCTGCCCATCGAAGGGCCCGTAGAGGTCACCGTCACGTTCCTGTTCGTGCGGCCCGCCTCGGTCACCGAGCGCACGCGCCCGCTCCCCTCCGTCCGCCCCGACATCGACAAGCTGATCCGCGCCGTACTCGACGGCCTCACCGCCGGCGGGGTCTACACCGACGACTCCCGCGTGGTCGACCTCCACACCCGCAAGCGCTACGGCAACGTCGCCCGCGCCGAGATCACCGTCCGCGAGGTGCAGCAGTGACCGCCCGCGCCCGCAACACTGACCCTTCCACCTCCCACGAGGCTGCCGCGGTCGCGGAGAGCAGCGTTGCCGCCTCCCAGCGCGCCGTCCTCGACATCCTCCACGAAGCGCTCATGCCCCTGACCGACGAGGAGATCGTCGGCTACCTCAGAGGCCAGTTCTCCCCCTCCCGCGTCCGCACGGCGCGCGGGGAGCTGCAAGCGCAGGGTCTCGTCGAGTACGCGGGCACCGTGAAGCCTCCGGGGAAGCGGACCTCCTGCCGCACCTGGATCGCGAAGGCGGACGTCGCATGAGCCTCCTGACCCTGAACACCGGCAACGACGGCACGCTCACCTACGACGACTTCCTGGCTGAGAAGGTCGCGTTCGATCGCTCGTTCGGCTTCGACGTGCGCGACGAGTGGCTGTCGCCGATCATGCAGCCCGGGCACGAGCACTTCAAGCCGCACCAGGCCGACATCGTGAAGTGGGCGGTGAAGGGCGGCCGCCGCGCGATCTTCGCCCGCTACGGGCTCGGCAAGTCGGTCATGCAGCTCGAAGTACTCCGCCTGATCGTGGAGCACGGCCCGGCGCTCGGGGGCCCGCGCGACAGCTTCGGCTGCGAGGTGCGCCGCGCCCTGATCGTCGCGCCCCTCGGTGTCCGCTTCGACATCATCCGCGACGCCCGCAACCTCCTCGACCGTGAGGTCCGGTTCGTGCGCCGCACCGAAGAGATCGACCCGACCTGGTCGGGCACGTACGTCACCAACTACGAGTCGATCCGTGACCGGAAGCTCGACGTTGACCTGTTCATCGCGGCATCCCTGGACGAGGCGGCCGTGCTGCGCTCGTTCGGCTCCGACACGTATCAGACCTTCCTTCCGCTGTTCGCCGACGTGCCGTATCGGTTCGTCGCGACCGCCACGCCCGCCCCGAACCGCCACAAGGAACTGATCCACTACGCCGGCTTCCTCGGCATCATGGACACCGGCCAGGCCCTGACCAGGTTCTTCAAGCGGGACCCCTCGAAGGCCGGCAACCTCCGCATCCACCCGCACAAGGTCCGCGAGTTCATGCTGTGGCTGAACACGTGGGCGTGCTTCATCCAACGCCCCTCCGACCTCGGCCACGACGACGCCGGCTACGATCTGCCGCCGCTTGAGGTGCTGTGGGAGGAGGTTGAGGTCGGGCTGATGTCCGATCAGGTGGAGAAGGACGGCCAGGGCGTCCTCGTCCGCTCGGGCGCGAAGTCGGCGGTCGAGTCGTCGCGGGAGAAGCGTCACACGCTGGATGCGCGCGTCGAACGAGCCATGACCATCGTCGCCAAGCACCACGACTGGAACTGGGAGCCTGCGGTGTACGGGCCCGCCCCGCAGATCATCCTCTGGTGCGACCTGAACGACGAGCAGGACGCGCTCGAGCGTGAGCTCGCCGACCGCGGCCTTTCATTCTCGTCGATCCGGGGCGCGCAATCCGATGCCGAGGTGGAGGAGCAGCTGCGCCGCTGGATCGACGGTGAGACGTACGCGCTCATCGGGAAGCCCATGATGCTCGGCCGCGGGCTGAACCTGCAGCAGTGCTCCACGGCCGTGTTCGTCGGCGTCACCCACAAGTACGAGCAGACCGTCCAGGCGATCCACCGCATTCACCGGTTCGGACAGGTGAACGCCTGCCGCGTGCACCTGATCTACGGGGAGACCGAGAGCGACGTCCGCGACAACCTGCTCACGAAGTGGCAGGAGGACGACGCCCTCACCGACACGATGTCGGAGATCCTCCGCGAGTTCGGCCTCGACGCGACGGCGATCTCCGCCGCCCTCACCCGTGCGATGGGCGTGGACCGCGAGGAGTACTTCGGCCGGGATTGGAGCATCGTCCTCAACGACGCCGTCGCCGAATGGCGCGACCACGTCGACGCAGACTCGATGGGCCTGATCGTCACGTCGATCCCATTCTCGGGCAAGTACGAGTACTCCGCCAACTACGCCGACTTCGGCCACGTCGACGACAACGCCCAGTTCTGGTGGCAGATGGACTACCTCACCCCCAGCCTGTATCGGGCGCTCATGCCGGGCCGGATCCTCGCCGTGCACGTCAAGGACTTCCCCGTCCCCGGCTCACGCACGGGCGCCGGCGTCTACACGTTCGACACCCTCCACGCCGAAGCGATCGCGCACTACATCGGCCACGGATTCGACTACTTCGGCATGATCACGGTCACCACCGACGTCGTCCGCGAGAACAACCAGACCTACCGGCTGTCGTTCTCGGAGATGCTGAAGGACCACTCGAAGATGGGTGTCGGCGCGCCGGAGTACGTGCTGATCTTTCACAAGCCGCAGACCGACCGCTCCCGCGGCTACGCCGACCTCCCGGTGCAGAAGCAGAAGGCGGCCTACTCGGTCGGGCAGTGGCAGATCGACGCGGCCGGTGAGTGGCGCACGGGCGGGAACCGGCTCCTGTCCGGTGACGAGCTCGCCGCGCTCGATGTCGGCACACGCTCGAAGCTGTTCACCGCTCAGTCCGAACGCACCGTCTACGACTACGACGCGCACGTCGCCCTCGCTGACCGTCTCGCCGCGCGCAATGCGCTCCCCGGCACGTTCGCCTCGCTCGTGCCCGGCTCGTGGCGCGACGACGTGTGGACAGATGTGCTCCGCATCGACACCCTCAACAGCGAGCAGCGCCGCCGCGAGGTGGAGGCGCACATCTGCCCGTTCCCTCTCGACATCCCCCGCCGCTTGATCGGCATGTACTCCAACCCCGGCGAGCTGGTCGGCGACCCGTTCTCGGGCCTCGGCTCCACGGTCCTCGAAGCGGTCCGTCAGGGCCGGAAGGGCTTCGGGACGGAACTGAACCCGGTGAGCGTGGCCGACTCGGTCGTCTACCTCACCCGCCACGACAACCAGGCGAACACCCCCACCCTGTTCGACCTCCTCGACCTCGAAGGATCCGCAGCATGAGCACCCTCGACGACCACTACATCCAGTTCGAGGGCTCAGACGACCTCGATTTCGTTCCCGTCGTCGACGTCGACCTGGGCGAGTCCTACGAGTGGGACGAGTTCCACGCCTGGTATTCGCCGTCTCGGCGTGCCTACTTCTGGGCAAGCGGCGCGGGATGCTCGTGCAACTCATTCGCCGATGATCTGCGCTCCCTGGACGACTTCGAGAACGGGCGGGCTCGCGCGGACGTCATGGCCGCGCTGAACCGCTACTTCGACGGGCAGTACTACGACCGCTCCCAGCAGCGCGCCGATGCTCTCTACACGGTCAACGCGTTCCGGCCGACGGAGGCGACTCGATGACCCCGCGAATGGGCACCTCCGAGGTGACCATGAGCGACTACTACTGCGGTGCGGGCGGCTCGTCGACCGGCGGCGTTGCGGTCGGTGTGCGCGTCGTGATGGCGGTGAATCACTGGGACCTCGCGATCGAGACGCACAACACGAACCACCCCGACACGGACCACGACAAGGCCGACATCAACAAGGCCGACCCGAAACGCTACCCGCGGACCACGATCGGCTGGTTCTCCCCGGAGTGTACGTACTGGTCGCAGGCGCGCGGCGAGAAGCTCCCCGACGGGCAGCTCGCGTGGGACTTCTTCGGCGACTCCCTCCCGAACGAGGCCGCCGACCGCTCCCGCATGGGCATGTGGGACGTGCCCCGGTTCTCCGCCCACCACCTCTACGACATCGTCATCGTCGAGAACGTGCCCCGCGTGGTCAAGGGCGTGCACTGGAACCGGTGGCTCACGTCGATGCACGACCTCGGCTACCTGCACGAGGTGGTCTGGCTGAACTCGATGCACGCGCAGGGCCTCGGCGACGGAGCCCCACAGTCCCGCGACCGCGTCTACATCGTGTTCTGGCGCGCCGGGAACCCGCGCCCCGCGTTCGAGAAGTGGCTGCGCCCGGAAGCGATCTGCCCGGAGCACGGGCTGATCCAGTCGGCGCAGGTCTTCAAGCCGAAGGGCTCCCCTATGAAGACGTACGGTGCGCAGTACACGCTCCGCTGCCCCCACCAGTCCTGCAACACGGAGGTGTTCCCCGCCGTCGCCGGCGCGGACACGATCATCGACTGGTCCAAGCGCGGCACACGCATCGGCGACCGGAAGTCCCTCGGGATGCGGGAGCTGGAGCAGAAGACGATGCTCCGCACCTTCCACGGCGTGAAGCGGCACTGGGCGCCCATGGTGATCGAGGCCGCGGGGAACACGTACGACGCGACCTCCCCCCGTCACCCTCAGCACGGCGACCCCGACGCCTACTACCGGGCGTGGCCGGTCGACGAGCCGCTGCGCACCCTGCACACAACGGCATCGAAGGCGCTCATCATGCGGAACATGACCGCGCGCGGCGACGGCGGGCAGATGTCGAAGCCGGTCACCGAGCCGATCGGTGCGATCACCGCGTCGTCGCCGCATTCGTTGCTGACGCCGGGACCGCTGATCGTGAACAACGTCTCCGGCTCAGACGAGTCCCGCACGCGCCGCGCGTCGGACCCGCTGCCCTCGCTCGTCGCCGGCGGGAACCACGCCGCGCTGCTCGTGCCCGTCGAGGGCCGCGACGGGAAGACAGCGCGCCGCGCCGCCGAGCCGATGCGCACCCAGTCGACCCGCAACGAGACCGGGCTTCTCGTGCCGTACTACTCGACAGGCTCGGCTCGGCCGACGTCGGCCCCGATGGGCACCGTCACCACCGTCGACCGTGAGGCGCTCGTCGTCCCGCTGCGCAATCACGGCGTCGCGAAGCCTTCGGCGGACCCCGTCGACACGATCGCGGCATCCGGAAACCACCACGCGCTCGTGATGCGGAACAACGGCGGCCCCGACGAGTCCGCATGGCAGACGACGCCGGCGGCTGAACCGCTGCGGACGCTGACGACGGCGGGGCACCAGTCCCTCATCGACACCGAGACTTTGCCGGCGCCCGCACCGACGCTCACGGACGACGAGATCTGGCAGATGGTCTACGACGCCGAGTTCAGGATGCTCGAGCCCGACGAGATAAAGCGAGGCATGTCGTTCGGTGCCGACTACGTCCTCCTCGGCAACAAGCGCGAACAGGTCCGCATGGCCGGCAACGCCGTCACCCCGAACGCCGCGCGAGACATCATCGCCGCCTGCGTCGAATCCCTCGGCTACGACGTCTGGGAGCTCGCAGCATGAGCGCGCCGACTCTCACAGTTCGGAACGCGGTCTACGACCGCGACGGCCGCGCGTGTGTCGTGTGTCGTCGCGTCGACGGGCTCTCGTTCCAACACCGTCGAGCGGTCGGCATGGGCGGGTCGAAGATCCAGCCTGGCGCCACCGACGGGCTCACCCTCTGCCTGCCCTGCAACGAGGCGTGCGAGCACTCCCTGCAGCGCCTCGCGCTCGTCTACGGGTGGAAGGTGCGCCGCTGGGCGGACCCCGGCAAGGTGCCGATCTACTCCCCCCACGAGTGGGCCTGGTTCCTCCTCGACGGGATGGAGCGCATCGAGATCTCGGCGGTCGCCGCGCTCGACGCGATGCACGCCGTGTACGGCGACGAGTACATGCAGTGGTGGACGGAGGCGATCCTCTGATGGCTTGGTTCAAGGTCGACGATCAGCTCCATTCGCACCCGAAGGCGGGCCGCGCTGGTCTCGCTGCGATGGGGCTATGGACCCTCGCCGGATCACACTGCATGTCGTACCTCACCGACGGTGTGGTCGAGCGCTGGTTCGTGGAGTCGAAGCCGCACGGCGTGAAGCTCGCCGCGGCTCTCGTCAAGGCGGGGCTGTGGGATGAGCACGAGGACGGCTGGGTCTTCCACGACTGGGACGAGTTCCAGCCGACGAGCGAGAAGGTTCTTGAAGACCGCGCGGACGCGCGCGACCGGATGCGGAAGGTTCGGGCGAACAAGAAGGCGAACGTTCAGCCGAACACGCTGGAGGTGTCCGCCACGACTCTGCGCGCAGCGAACCAGAACGGCATCACCTCCCTGCAATCCGTCATCGACTCTGTCAGGAAGCACGCGCACCGCGACATCGCCCCCGACGGGGCACTGCAGGTCGGTCTGCACCTGATCGAGAAGGCGAAGCAGCACCCGCGTAACCCGCAGATGTACGTGACCCGCTCGATCTCGCTGTCACCGTTCGAGGTGCAGCAGTTCGTCGACGAGCGAGCGCTGGCGGTGACGCCATGAGGGTCGAACTGCACCTCCCGGACAAGGTCTGGGCTGAGGCATTGGACGTCGCCGAGAAGAACTACACGACCGTCGCGCGGGTCATCGAAGCCGCGATCAAAGACGCGCTGCGGCCGTCGACGATGGCACGCCTCGAAGCGCAGGCGCGCCGTAATCACGTCTTGCAGGCATGGGGCGAGGGCCTCACGGATGCCGCGATCGCAGAGCGCACCGGCGAGCTGAAGCAGTACGTCTCGGACACCCGCCGCCACGCCGGGCTCCCCCCGAACCGAGTTGGGCAACCGCCCCGCACATCACACGAAAGGAACAGAGCATGAGCAAGAACACGGAGATCGCCGCCTCGGACTGGCTGGCGGTGCGGGAGCGCGTCGTCGAGAAGCTGAAGGACGGCGCCCCGCGCACGGAGAAGGACACGCGCGTCCGCATGGCAGAGGGACTGATCCTCGCCGGGTACGTAGACGTCGAGTTCATCGCCAGCGAGATCGCCGACGAGAAGGCCGCCGTCGCCGCACGGAACGCCGAGGCGCGGAAGCAACTCGAGCAGGCGCGCAACGAGAAGGCGCAGGCGAAGTAATGGCCGGCGAGACCGTCATCACCGTCGTGGGAAACCTCACGGCAGACCCCGAGCTGCGCTACACGCAGAACGGTCTGCCCGTCGCGAACTTCACGATCGCGTCGACGCCGCGCAACTTCGACCGTCAGGCCAACGAGTGGAAGGACGGCGAAGCGCTGTTCCTCCGCGCGTCGGTGTGGCGCGAGTTCGCCGAGCACGTCGCCGGCTCCCTCACGAAGGGCATGCGCGTCATCGCGACCGGACGACTCAAGCAGCGCTCCTACCAAGATCGCGAAGGCCAGACCCGCACCGCGATAGAGCTGGAGGTCGACGAGATCGGCCCCTCGCTCCGCTACGCGACCGCGCAGGTCACCCGCGCGGCGTCCGGCGGCACGCAGGGCGCTCGCCCCGCTGCGGCCACCGATGAGGCGTGGGCGACGCCCGGCACCACCGCTCCCGACGCGTGGGCCACACCGACGCCCATGTACGGCGACGACACCCCGTTCTGAGGAGATGCGCCATGACCTTCACAGCCCGCTACGACGGCACGTGCGCCGCTGAGTGCGGTGACCGCATCCACCCAGGCGACCATGTCCGCTACGTCGACGATCAGCTCGTGCACGTCGGGTGCTTCCCGAAGGACGACGAGCCGGAGCCGCGTCCGACGTGCCCGAACTGCTTCACCGAGATCGCACTGAACGGAGCCTGCTCATGCGCATCCTGACCGTCCGGCACCCGTGGTCGCACGCGATCGTCTGGGGCGGAAAGGACGTCGAGAACCGTACACGGAACGTCGCCGGCGCCTACCGCGGACCTGTCGCCATTCATGCCGCCGCGAGGGTCAACCCCATCGCCGAGTGGTACGACTTCGCGAGGACTCACCCACGCTCGGCCGCGCTACTGCGAGACGCGCCGTCCGGCATCGAGACATTCGGTGCGATCATCGGCGTCGTCGACCTCGTCGACGTGCACCGGAACTCTGACGCGCAGGGGTGTCTCCCGAGCGGCAACCACGACGGGCGTCTGAAGCCGTGCTCGGGCTGGGCTGAGCCTGGCGCGCATCACCTCGTCCTCGCGTCCCCACGACCGCTCACCGAGCCCATCCCGTTCAAGGGCGCTCTCGGCCTCCGCCGCCTCGACGACGACACGACCGCGCGGATCCTCGCGCAGATCGGAGACCCCACGTGACGATCCTCTGCATCACGAACGGACACCTCCCCGGCATCCGCCCCTGCACGCACCTGGGCCTGCACCGCGTCTCCTGCCGAGACCATGAGGGATGGAGGGAGGACCTCCGGCCCGGCACGTGCCGAGGATGCCTGCCCCGCAAAGCCGAGGTCGGCTACCTCTGCCGCGGCTGCTGGGACCGGCTCAACGACGTCATGCTCCGGTGGCCGCAGTTCCGCCGCCTCGTCGTCGAAACCGACGGCCGCGCCGTCTCCCCCGAAGGCGGAGGGAAAGGCTCCACCCCCGACGGGTACACGAACCTGCCCCTCACGTTCCTCGCCCTCGACGAATGCGACCGCCTCCACCGCTCCGGCCTCGGCATCACCCTCGAAGCGTGGGTCCACACCGAAGCCGGCGCCCGCGACGCCGTCATGTTCACCCACGCCGCACAACGCGCCTACCAGTCCCTCGAGGTCGAGAAGCGGGAGCTGAAACTCGAACGCGTCCGCTGCCCCCACTGCGACCGCCTCTCGCTGACCGCGAACCCGCAACGTCAGCAAGGCGGCGCCACGATCGTCGAATGCCAGCACTGCGGTGAGCTCCTCACCAAGCTCCGCGACACACGGTCGACCACGTACACGTCCGAGACGTGCGAAGCGGCCGACATGCTCGCCCACCAGCCGTGCCGAGACCTCGCGTGCCGGTGCGACTGCCACACCATCGGCCGCGCCTCCACCCCGCAGGGCATCCACACCCTGTGGGACGCCGACCAGGCGACCGCCGGCTATGTCACCCGCCGCGACTGGATCATCACCCGCGACGGCCTCACCCTGCGCACCGAACCCGAGAGGAAGACCGCATGAACGCCCAAACACCCAACCACGAGAACGGGAGTGGGTCATGACAGAACCAGAGGCAATCGCACGCGATCTAAAGAAGTTCGCGTCGACCAACTTCGGCATGTCGGGAGATCGAGCATTCGAGACGGCAGTCCTCATCGAGCGGCAGAAGGCGGCGATTGATCGGGTGGGCGGGTTGCACCGCGCCGTCCCGGTTCAGTTCGAGGAGTACAGCGTATGCAGCGAGTGTTTGACGCAGACATGGCCGTGCGCGACGATCTTGGCGCTCAGATCGGAAGGACGGGAGTCATGAAGACGCTGAGGATGCGATCGAGTCTGTTGGGCCGCGTAGCCGAGCTGCCGATCGAGGAGTACGCCGGCATGGAAATGGTGCGCGTCGAGGTCGGGCTGATGCGGCGCATTCTCACCGAGATCGGGTTCACCGAAGAGCCAGGTTCGGCTGATCAGGGAGTAAGGGTGCGCGTGCACACTCATCCGCTGGGCGAGCCGTGCCCGCCGTCGTGTGCTCACAGCTCGGCCGGACGGGAGTCTGAGCATGGCTGAGATGCGCGAGTGGATCACCGTGAAGGAAGCCGCCCTCCTCGTCGGCCGCGACAAGCGTCAGATCTACCGGTGGATCGAACGCGACCGCCTCGCCACCCGACGCAATACGGACGGCATCCTCGAAGTCCTCTCGAAAGCGATCATCCGCGTCGAGAAGACCGTCATCCGAGGCCGCCCCCGCGACTGACGACACACCCCCACACGGCACGATCAGAAATCGTCAAAAGCGTCAATCATGTCACGATAGAACCTAGATGGTGGAGCACTCCGCCCAGACGAAAGCCCCGACCCTCTCAGCAGGTCGGGGCTTCGCTCATAGCCCCAGGTGGAAGGTCCGATACGAGTCCTTCGGATCGTCTTGACGGCGATACTTCACTGTTACCTTCTCCACACCGCGACCGTTCAGGCCGAGAATCAAGACCTGGAACGAGTCGCCGTACTCGTAGACCCCATCTTCGTGGCTTGTTTCCACCCTCACCAGATCTGCTGCCTTGTCCGGCGACGCATCGAAGCTCAGGGCTTCGAGGGTAACGCCGGACGAGTTCACTACCCGCGTTCTGTTGCTGCCGGCCGACGAAGTTGACCAGTCGGGAGGGGTCATCTCCTCGCGCTTGATCCTGTTTGCTTCCTCCTGTGCCTCCGCCTGCCGGATGAACGCCGCGTTCGCCTCACCTGCCAGCCGCGCGCTCTCTCTTGCGGATATCGCAGCATCGTCCCGAGCCTCCCGGGCGTCCTTGAGTGACTCCAGCGCCGCATGCGCTTGCACCCACGCGAACACGGCCGCCGCCCCGGCGACGACCACCCCAATCGCCGTCAGAACCAGCATCCCAGCTTCCACGATCCACCACTCTCCCCCGAAGCGCATCGCACGGGAGGACCAGTCTCCCGCACTCGACCGACATCCCCGCCCCTTCACCGGCCTCGACGCCGAACCCCCGGACCGTGGCCTGGCGCCACCGAAGAGGTGAACCACCATGACGCGTGCACCTCGCGAAACATTCCAGCAGGGCGAACGCGCGCGTGAACTGTTCGACCAGGGGTACGGGTGCAACGCGATCGCCCGCGAGCTCGGCGTCGGCGCGGCGACGATCAGCCGGTGGGCTCGCCGTGAGGGGCTCGACTTCTCTCGTGATGAGACGGCGATGGCCGTCCGTGCGCGGACGATCGACATCGCGGCGTCGCGGACTGAGCTGACGAAGAAGGTCCTCCTGGTCGCGCATGAGGCGCTCGACAACCTCGACGGCCCGTACCTGGTGTACAGCTTCGGCGGCAAGGACAACACGTACGAGGAGCACGTGCTGGACACTCCGCCGATCGAGGTGACTCGGACGGCTGTGACGATCGCGAAGGATGCGCACGCTGTCGCAACGCGGACGTTGGAGATGACGCCCGAGGGCACGGCGCTGGCGGAGTCGGTGCTGGATCGCATCGAGGCGGAGCTCTCAGGCGAGTTCGACGGCTTCGACGATGCCGAGTTCGCGAGCCCGTCATGAGCCGGCCGCCTGCGCTGTCCCGCAAGCAGCGGTGGAGCATCGCTCGTGCGGCGTCGGCGAAGATCGCGCTGTGGGTCGGTGCGGTGTCGGCCGGTAAGACGATGGTGTCGCTGTTCGCGTTCTTCATCGCGATCCGCCATACGAAGGGTCGCGGCCTGATTGTCATCGTCGGGAAGACGTTGCAGACGATCGAGCGCAACGTCATCGGCGAGATGCAGAAGCCGGAGCTGTACGGGCGCCTGGCGAAGCAGGTGAAGCACACGACCGGGTCGAACACGGCCATCATCCTCGGTCGCGTGGTGCATCTCGTCGGCGCGAACGATGCGCGCTCTGAGGAGAAGATCCGCGGCTCGACGATCGAGCTGGCGTACGTCGATGAGGCGACGTTGGTCCCCGAAGCGTTCTGGGCGATGCTGCTGACCCGTCTGCGTGTCGCCGGCGCCCGTCTCCTCGCGACGACGAACCCGGGCTCATCGCAGCACTGGCTTCGGGTGAAGTACATCCTCGACGCGGTCGCGCAGAACATGATCGTGTTCCACTTCACGATGCACGACAACCCGCTCTACTTCGAGGGCGGCGATCCGGGCCCGTCGTACATCCGCGACATGGAGGCGTCGTTCCGGAAGTCGAAGCTGTTCTTCGACCGGTTCATCAAGGGCCTCTGGACGAACGCTGAGGGCGCGATCTACGACGGCTGGGACCCTGCCGTCCACGTCATCCCCTGGGAGACGTTGCCGCCGATTTACCGGCTCCTCGGCGTCGGCATGGACTTCGGCACGCAGCACGCCACCTCTGTCGTCATCCTCGGCCTCGGCTACGACCGCAAGCTGTACCTCATCGACGAGCTGCGGATCGAAGCGGAAACGCAGACGCAACGGCAATCGCCGTCGCAGCAGGCGAAAGCGATCGCCGACTGGCTCAAGGAGAACCATCTCCCCGAAGGCCACCTCCGCCCCGAAGTGCTCGCCGCCGACCCTGCCGCGCTCGCGTACCGGCAGGAGCTGCGGGAGTCGCAAGGCATCGACACGATCCCCGCCGACAACTCCGTCGCGTACGGCATCGGCCTGATCACGTCACTCCTCGGCCGCGGCCTGTTGAAGGTCACCGACCGGTGCTGGGGCGTCATCAAGGAGATGCCGGAGTACCGGTACGACCCGAAGGCGACGGAGAAGGGCCTCGACGAGCCGATCAAAATCGGTGACGACTCCCTCGACGCGTTCCGCTACGTCATCGCCTCCACGGAGGGCGAGTGGCGTGACGAGGTCGGCCCCCGCCCGCTCACCTTCTGATCCTCGGGAGGGGCGTCAACACGCCCGATCCTCGTGAAGACCGCTCATGACGCCGACCTCCAAGCGGCTAGGCGGCACTGCGCCCCTCCCGAACACACCCACCCGAGAAGGAGGCCACCGTGGCGCTGCCCGTCTCCGACTCCGTCAACCCGTGGCCCCCGAAGAACGTCGCCAACCTGCTCCCGTCGATGCAACGGTGGGGCGCCTGGTGGTCGAACGACCTGTCCATGCTGCAGGCCGCGTACGGCGGCGGGAAGCTGAACGACGGCCTCGGGTTCTTCGCATCCGACCAGGGCGGCGTGAAGGTCCACTCCCTCGGCCCGATCCGCTGGTTCATCGGCACACCGTCGACGGCGGGGCAGCCGAACACGAAGCTCCCCGTCCCGATCGCGGCGAACATCTGCCAGGCGTCCTCGGATCTGCTGTTCTCCGACCCGATCACTGCGGCCGTGAGCGACACGACCACGCAGGAGCGGCTCGAGGAGCTGCTCGACGACGCGTTCCACACCCGCATGGCCGAGGCCGCGGAGATGGGCGCTGCGCTCGGCGGCTCCTACCTGCGGGTCACGTGGGACGACACAGTGAACCCGGACGGCCCGTTCACGACGGTGAAGGACGCCGATGAGGCGATTCCCGAGTTCAAGTTCGGGAAGCTGACGGCCGTCACGTTCTGGGCGGTCGTCGCCCGCAACGGGAAGCGTGTCTACCGGCACCTCGAACGCCACGAGCTGGGCCCGCTCGGCGTCGGTGTGATCCTCCACGGCCTGTACGAAGGCGACGAGGGAACCTTGGGCAGCCGCATCAGTCTCACCGCTCGCCCGGAAACGAAGCCTCTCGCGATCCACGAGGACCTCGACCTCGAAGGCACGATCGACACTCGGTCCCCAGGCCTGGCGGTGCAGTACATCCCGAACCAGATCCCGAACCGCATGTGGCGGCACGACCCGCTCGGGAAGAACCTCGGCCGCTCCGACCTTGACGGTGTCGAGCACCTCATGGACCAGCTCTCCGAGACGATGTCGGACTGGATGCGCGCCCGCCGCGCAGCCCGCGCCCGCGTCCTGTACTCGAAGGAGCTGGCGAAGAACATGGGCCCTGGTCAGGCGGCTGTCTTGAACGTCGACCAGGAGACGTATGTCGAGACCGGCATGTCGGGCTCGTCGGGCGAGAAGCCCATGTCGATGGCTGACCGTGTCCAGGTGCTGCAGCCGGACTTCGATCCGGCGGGGTACAAGGCGACCGCGGATGAGCTGATCGAGCAGATCCTGCAGATGGCCGGCTACTCGCAGTCCACGTTCGGCGCGGACGACGCTGAGGGCGGGGACCGGACGGCGACGGAGATCGAAGCACGTGAACGCCGTTCGCTGATGACCCGCGCGCGGAAGATCCGCAACTGGCAGCCGGCGCTGCTGGAGCACATCACGAAGCTCCTCGAAGTGGACCGGGTGTTCTTCGGTCGGCCGAACGTCGTGACGGATCTGACGGTCGAGTTCTCCGACGGCGTGCAGGAGTCGCAGCTGCGTCTCGCGCAGACCGTGCAGGCCCTGTACGCCTCGGAGTCGGCATCCGTCGAGGAGCGCGTCGCGATGCTGCACCCCGACTGGGACGAGAAGCAGATCAGCGACGAGGTGGAGCGCATCCGTGAGGAGTTCGGCCACACGGCGGCCGACCCGCAGATGAGCCCGTACGAGGAGCCCGACGGTGACGAGCAGCCAGGACAGCAGCAGCACTGAGCGGCTCGTCGCCGCGCTGGTCGCCGCGTACATCCTCGCTGAGCAGGACCTCCTCGCAGGGCTGACCGCGATCATCCGCCGCACGACCCCCGATCTTGAGGGTCGGCAACTGCTGATCGTGAAGGCCCGCACGCTGGTGCGGCGCATCCTGAACCGTCTCGACTCCCGCACGGCCGGTATCGCGGTGCGGATGCTGGACTCCGCCGCCCGTGACGGTGCCGCTGCGGCGATCGCTGACGTCGGCAGCCAGGTCGCCGTCCGACTGCCGTCGACGAGCGGTGCGGGCGGTGGCGGGTCTGCTGGTGGTGACCGGTGGATGCGGTTCGGTGATGAGCCGTTCGACCTGTCACTGCCGCACGGTGAGCGGGCCGCGCAGGCGATCCGTGACGACATCGTGTCGGAGCTCGCCGACGTCCGCACCCGCATCACTCGTCTCCCCGATGACGTGTACAAGGCGATCGCCCCGCACGGTGCGATCTACCAGGTCATCGACAACGACATCACTCCCGCGCAGGCGCAGGCGATGGCGTGGCGGGTGTTCGTGTCGCAGGGCATCACTGGGTTCACGGACAAGTCGGGCCGGAACTGGTCCCTGTCGGCGTACGTGGAGATGGCGGTCCGCACCGCAGCTCAACGCGCCTTCAACGACTCCCACCTGGCCCGCATGCAGGCGCTCGGGGTCGAGTACTTCACCGTCCCTGACAGCGGCCACCCGTGCCCGAAGTGCTTCCCCTGGCAGGGGCGTGTGCTCACGGCTCGCGAGATCCCGAACCCGACGATCCACGTCGACGGGACGATCGCCGAGGCGGTCGCGGCGGGCCTGTTCCACCCGAACTGCAAGCACCCCCTCACGGCGGTGTTCCCGGGCGTGACGGTCCTCCCGCCTCCGCGCGAGTGGACGGCGGAGGATCAGCGGCTCTACGACCTGTCCCAGAAGCAGCGGCGTCTCGAACTGGACGTGCGGAAGGCGAAGCGGCAGCTCGAGTATGCGGCATCCCCGGAGGCCGCGGCCGATGCCCACGCACAGGTCCGTCGTCGGCAGGCGACGGTTCGCGAGTTCGTCAAGGAGACCGGCTTCGCCCGGCAGTCGCGTCGTGAGCAGCTCGACCTCGCCGACGCGCGCATCAAGCTCCCGACTCCCATCCGGTGAGCCGGGCCATCCCCAAGAAGGAGCACGACATGGCACTTCGTACCACTCCGCGCGAAGGCGCGGCCGCGACGAACGCGATCGAGGCACGCTTCCAGATCGCGCAGAACGGCAAGCCCTCCGACGAGGAACTCGCGACGCAGGCGCACCTGCGCGGCGCGCTCGCGAACATCGGCCACTTCATCGACGGCAACATCGCCGACTCTCGCGAGAAGTCCCTCGCGCTCACCCATCTCGAAGAGGCCCTCATGTGGGCCGGCAAGGCGATCTTCTCCGCCTGACCCGCGGAGCCATCCCCACCACTGACGAGCCTGGCGCTCAGAAGGAGACCCACCCATGTTCATCCGACCCACGCTGCCCCCGTTCCTGATGCTGAACGACGCCGGCGCATCCGGCGGCACGCCCGCACCCGCACCCGCTCCGACGCCTGGCCAGGAGCCCGCCGCTCCGGCCGCTCCTGCCGCGCCCTCTGAGCCGGCGGCGCCCGCGGCCCCCGCGTCGAACCCGGCCGAGAAGGTCGAGGACCTCCCCGACTGGGCGCAGAAGATCATCCGCGACGCCCGCAAGGAGGCCGGCGACTACCGTACGGCCGCGAAGGACGCCGCGACGAAGGCGCAGCAGGAGTTCGGCGACAAGATCGCCGTGGCGCTCGGCCTCAAGCCGGATGCCGCGACCGACCCTGCCGCGCTGGCCGCGAACCTCACGAAGGCGCAGCAGGATGCCCTCAACTCGGCGCGCGAGCTCGCGGTGTTCAAGGGCGCTTCGGCGGCCGGCGCAGACCCCGCGAAGCTCCTCGACCGGGCATCGTTCCTCACTTCCATCGCCGGGATCGACCCGTCCGATGGTGCCGCGATCAAGGCCGCGATCGACGCGGCCGTCACGGCAGACCAGACCCTCAAGGCGACCCGGGCGGTCGGCGCGAGCACTGTCGAAACTCCCGGCGGGCCCGGCGAGCAGGGACAGATCACCGACGCGCAGCTTGCGCAGATGACCCCCGAGCAGATCGCGGAGGCCTACGAAAAGGGACTCCTGAAGAGCCTGCTCACCTAACCCTGAAAGGAGAGCCCCGTGGCTTTCAACAAGTTCAAGCCGGAGATCTGGAGCGCCCTGCTCCTGGTCGCCCTGCGGAAGCAGCTCGTCTACACGGCGTTCTGCAACCGCGACTACGAGGGTGAGATCGCGGAAGCGGGCGACACCGTCCGCATCACCTCCGTCGGCCGCCCCACGATCGGCAACTACGTGCCCGGCCAGACGGTCATCTCCCCGGAGACCGTCGCCGACACGCAGCGCACGCTCGTGATCGACCAGTCCAAGTTCTTCGCGGTGCAGATCGACGACGTCGACAAGCGCCAGGCGAAGGGCGGCATCATGGAGCAGCTCAAGGACGAAGCGGGCTACGCGCTGGCCGACGTGATCGACCAGTACATCGCCTCCTTCTTCACGAGCATCCAGGCCGCCAACCAGCTCGGCTCCAAGACGGTCAGCATCGCGACGCCGACCCAGGCGTACGACAACGTGCTCGTCCCGCTGAAGGTCCAGCTCGACAAGGCCAACGTCGCCACCCAGGGCCGCTCCGTCGCGATCACCCCCGACCTCCACGGCGTCCTCCTCCGCGACCCCCGCTTCATCAAGGTCAACGAGTCGGGCACCAGCGAAGGCCTCCGCAACGGCATGGTCGGCCGCGCCGCCGGCTTCGACATCCTGATCACGAACAACGCCCCGAACACCACGGGCCAGGAGTTCGCGATCATCGCCGGCAACGACCGTGCGATCACCTTCGCGGAGCAGATCAACAAGACCGAGGCGTACCGGCCCCAGTCCTCGTTCTCCGACGCGGTGAAGGGCCTCATGCTCTACGGCGCGAAGAACGTCCGTCCCGACTCGCTGGCGAGCGCGCTCGTCACGGTCACGGCCTGAGAAAGGAGCGCTGACCGATGGCTCGTGCAGCTCTCAACCCCACCACCATCACTCCGAACGCGGGCAACGCCGACCCGGCGGGCACCGCGTCCGTCGCGGGCGCCGGCAACGGCTTCGCGGTCCCCTACCAGGGCGGCAAGCAGCTCCTCCTGCGCGTGTCGAACGCGTCGGGCGGTTCCGGCACCGTCACCGTCCTCGCGGGCTCCCAGCCGTCGGCGATCGCGTCCGGCCAGGGCTCCCTGGTCGACACGGTCGCGAACGGTGCGACCCGCTGGATCGGTCCCCTCGAGTCCGCTCGGTTCCAGCAGCCGGACGGTTCCCTCGCGATCGAGACGTCGGTGATCATGACGATCACCGCCATCGCGATCGACGGACGGTACGTGGGCTGATCATGGCCGACGAGACCGAGAACCAGCCGGCCGAGCCCGAGGAGGGAACGGTCGAAGCGCCCGACACCGCGCCCGAGGTCGCGGTCGAGACCGAGGAGAAGCCCTTCATCTACGTGCAGGGTTTCGCGGGTCTTCCGTTCAAGCTCGATCTGCCCCTCCACGAGGCCCTGGCAGACCAGCTCACGAAGGGGTATCTCCGTCGGGTCGCGAACCTCGACGGCGACCCCTACGTCCCTGAGGAGGAGTCGCCCGAAGTGGCGGCTCTCCCGGAGGAGCGGCCCGCGCTGAACGCCAACAAGAAGACGTGGGTGGGTTGGGCCGTGAAGAACGGCATGACCCCCGACGACGCTGAGGCGCTCACGAAGACGGACCTGATCGAGAAGTTCGGGACCGACAACTGAACAACGGGTGAGGCGGCGTGCTCTCGTGCGCCGCCTCACCCCTCCACACCGAGGAGGCAACGTGAGCATGTTCTACGGCGCCCCGTTCGTCGTGCCGACGTCGCTCGCGACGGCCGCGGACTACACCGACTGGACGAAGACGGCCGCGCCGGCCAACGCCGCCGCGATCCTCCGCGGGTGCACTTCCCTCGTCCTCGAAGCGACCGAGGGCAACATCTACACCGTCGACCCGGCGACCGGTGTCGCCACCGACCCGATCGTCCGCAACGCGCTCCGCGACGCTGTCTGCATTCAGGCCGCCGCGTGGGTTGCGCTCGGCATCGACCCGGCGACGGGTGGTGTGCAGCAGTCGTCCAAGGCGGTGAAGTCGAAGCGGCTCGCGTCCGGCGCTATCGAGTACTCCGACGCCGAGGTGCAGTCGACGGTGAAGGCTCGCGCCGCCGCGTACACGTCCCTCGTCCCCGAGGCGGTGCGTTTCCTCCAGCAGCGGAACCTCCTCGGCGTGAGCCCGGTGCCGTACGGATGAGCGAGCTCGACGACTTCTACGTCCACACGGTGACCGTTGAAACGCTCACCGGCACCGACGGGTACGGCCGCGAGCTCTTCGCCGCCCCCGTCATCCTCACCCCGCCCGACACGGGCGTGTTCGTGGAGCAGAAGCGGCGCATGGTCCGCGACGCGAACGGGGCTGAGGTCATCTCCGAGTCCACCGTTTACGGCCGCCCCGAAGCGGCCGACCTGTTCCTCCCTGGCTCCCGCGTGACCTACCGCGGCGCCACCTCTCACGTTCTCACCGTCGCGCTGAACGACTCCGGCGACCTCGAACTCCCCGACCACATCCAGGTCGCGCTCACATAGGAGGCCCCGTGGCTGACGAGGAGGGCGACTTCATCGCGAAGCTGGAGCTGGTCGACGAGCAGCTCGACGACCTGATCCCCGTCGCCGTCGGCCGCGGCATGGAACACGTCCGCACCGTGTCGACCGAGCTGACGCCTGTCCGCGATGGGCACCTCGTTGGGTCCGCGGACGTCACGGTCCACGGCGATGAGGCGCAGCTCTCCTTCGCTGGCCCCTACGCCCGCCGACAGCACTTCGAGCTGACCTGGAAGCACACGAAGGGGCAGGCTCTGTACCTCGAGCAGCCGATGCGCACCGAAGCGGGCAAGGTCCTCGACATCATCGCTGACACTCTCGGGGAGGCGTTCTGATGGCTTCCACGAAGGAACTGCTCACCGGCATCGCCGAGTTCCTCGCAGGCGCGGGCGTCGGCCTCACCTGGAACCCGGCTGGCATCTACACCTCTGCGCAGACAGGCATCCTCGTGAAGCGGATGCCGGACAACCCCGACCGCGTCGTCACCCTCACGCTCGTCCCCACAGCCGACGATCCGTTGATGCCGCTCGGGTCGAAAATGCTGCAGGTCCGTGGCCGCGGCGCCCGCAACGATCCGCTCGACGTCGACGACCTCCTCGACCCGATCTTCGACGTCCTCCACGGCCGCACGAACTGGCTCATCGGCAGCCAGGTCATCGTCCAGTGCCTCCGCCGGATCTCCGCCCCGATGGGCGAGGACGGCAACTACCGCACCGAGCGCGCCGACCAGTACTACCTCGACGTCGACGCCGCCCCGACACCGCTCCGCCCTGCTGGCGGCGCCTGGTAACAGACCACCCGCCCACCTGGACGGGTGCCCGACCCCGAACCGAGCCGGTGAGGGGCTTCAACCCTGCCCCGATGCCTTTAGGAGGCCATCATGCCCACCGCTCTCGCACGTCGAATGAAGGTCGACGTCTCGGACCTCGCTACCCCGAACTCGTGGGTCCCGTTCAAGGGGATCAACGACTTCAACCCGCCCATCACCCCGAACCTCCAGGCCGCGGACGACTACGACACGGGCGGATGGTCGGCGTTCGAGAAGACCATGCAGGCGTGGGTCGCGACGATCAAGGCGCTCCGCAAGACGACCGCCGGCGTGTTCGACCCCGGCCAGGAGCTGGTCCGCAGCAAGCAGCTCGGATTCGGCGACGCTGGCCGCATCAATGTCCGCTGGTACGACCGCAATGGCGCGCCGGAGGCGTTCCAGGGCGTCGCGATCGTCGGCTGGGTGCCGTCGAAGACCGGTGTCGCGGACCTCGACGAGATCACCTGCACTCTCACCGGTGACGGCACCCTCTCCGCGATCGCGAACCCCTTCGCGGCGGCAGCCGTCCCGGTGATCGTCTCGGCGACCCCGTCGGCGGTCTCGCAGGGCGGAATCGTCAACATCACCGGCTCCGGCTTCGGCGGCGTCACGGGCGCGACAGGGGTCAAGTTCGGCGCGACCAACGCGACGAGCTACATCGTCGTGTCCGACAACACGATCGTCGCGGTCATGCCCGCCGGCTCCGCGGGCGCCGCGAACATCACCGTCACGAACGGTGCCGGCGCCTCGACCGCGTTCGGCTACACGCGCGGCGCGTAACCCACTCCCGGCCGCACGTAGGGGATGCGTGCGGCCGGGCCATCCCCAGAGAAAGGTCCCCGAATCATGACCGAACTGCGCGAGTTCACCGACTTCGCTGCTGGCCCGCTGATCTTCCCCTACAACGGGCGCACCTACACCGCCCCCGAGGTGTCGATCACGATGGGCCTCCGCCTCAACGGCATCCTCAACGAGGGCGAGAGCCCCGACCTGTCCACCGCCGAGCTGTGGCCCGAGCTGCTCGGCAGCATGTGGGACGAAATGGTCGCCGACGGCGTCCCGATGGTGTTCGCGAGCCGCGTCGCCGCGACCGTGATGGCCGACTTCCAGTTCGGCCGCGAGTACGCGACCGTCATGTGGGAGACCGGTGGCGACCCAAAAGCGCTGGCGGAGTACCTGCGCCGCAAGTCGGCCCCGAATCGGGCCTCGAGGCGATCGAACAGTACGGGTGGGGCGAAAAAGACCCGCTGACGGGCCTGTACGAGGGATACGACGTCCCCTCCGGCGTGCTGGAGGAGAAGGGCCGCGCTGTCTCGTGGCATGACGTGCTGCAGCAGTGGACCCTCGTCGAGTTCACCTTCCACTCTGTGCTCGGCGTCGACCTCGAAGAGATCTGGCATCGCAAGAGCTGGCGCTGGTTCAACGTCCGCCTGAGCCATCTCCTGTCCACCGACACGCCCCTCGCGCGCTTCTTCGCGCCCCGAGACAAGCCGGAGGTGCCGAGTGAATGAGGGACCCACCACCGTCGGCTCGATCGTCGCGAAGATCCGCGCCGATCGAGCTGAGTGGAAGGCTGCGGTCGCTCAGACGAAGGAGGATGCGCGCGAGCTCGGCGCGCTGCGCCCCGACATCCACATCAACGACAACGCGGCGGCGGTCACGGCGAAGATGGCCGCGACGAAGGCCGCTGTCGACGCCGTGGACGGCAGCACCGGCAAGCTCGCCGGCACGCAGGGGAAGGTCGCGACCGCGCAGACCCGTCTCACTGCGGCGATGTCCGCCGCCGACACCGCCTACGCGCGCGCCGCGCTCGCGCAGATGCGGCTGAACGAGCTGGAGGAGAAGGGCATCACGACGGGGTCGCGGTACGCGTCCGCGCAGCTCGCTCTCTCCGAAGCGGTGAAGCGTCTGGACTCCGCGAACGACAAGGTGATCGCGTCGGAGCTGGCTCTCGCCGCCGCGCGACAGGCGAACGCCGCTGCCGCGGACCGTGAGGCCGCTGCGACCGTCAAGGCGAACGAGGCGAACAAGACAAGCGTCACCCGCATCGGTGCGATCGCGACGGCCGTCGCCCTCCTCGTGCCGCTCCTCGCGCCCGTCGGCGCGGCGACGATCGGGCTCGCTGGCGGTTTCCTCGGCCTCGGCGTCGCTGGTGTCGCGGCGCTCTTCGGCATCAACCAGGAGATGAAGCGCGGCTCCGACGTCGGCCAGGCGTACCGGTCCGGCCTCGACAGTCTGAAAGGCTCCCTGTCGGGTCTGTCGCAGACTTCCGCAGTCGCGATGCTCGGTTCGTTCCGCCGCGTTGTCGCGGAGACCAACGCGGCCATGCCGATGCTGAACACGCAGACCGCGCAGTTCTCGTCGCTGCTGGGCGAGGCGGGCGCCGCCGCATACTCGGGCACCATCAACTCCCTCCGCGTCCTGAACCCGCTGTTCCTGACCGCCGCGGTGTACGTGCGCTCCCTCATGCAGGGCTTCCAGCAGTGGACCGAAGGCAGCGGGATCGAGAAGTTCGGCGGGTACGCCCTGTCGATGCTCCCGAAGGTGACGGAGGCGCTCGGCGCGCTCGCCTCGTCGATCATGCACATCCTGGAGGCCCTCGCTCCGCTCGGCACGATCGGTCTCGCCGTTCTCACCGGTGTTGCGGAGACGATCGAGGCGATCCCCGTCGATGTGCTGTCGCAGCTCATCGTCACGCTCACGTGGGGTGCGATCGGGTTCAAGGCGTGGGGATTCGTCGCGCCGATGCTGTCGGCCATCGCCGTGCAGATGGGCGCTGTCGGAGCGGCGACGACCATCGCGACGGGACCGATCGGCTGGATCGTTGCGGGCCTGTCCGCCCTCGCCGGCATCTTCGCCGTCGTCATGGCCAACAACTCCGGTGCGACCCGGGCCATGCAGGACTACACGGCCGCCGTCGATGCCGACACCGGCGCGATCGGCGAGAACGTGCGCGCGAAGGCCGCGCAGAAGCTCATCGACGACGGCGTGATCGACGCCGCGAAGCGCCTCAAGCTGTCCACGCAGGATGTGCTCGAAGCGACCCTCGGCAACGCCGCAGCGCAGAAGCGCCTCAACGACGCGATGGCCACCGGCGAGAACGGGTCGGAGAAGCAGCGCGCTCAACTCCAGAGGACCGGCCTCGACCTGGTCGACTACACCCTCGCCGTCACCACCCTCACGCAGGGCATCGACACGAACTCCGCCGCGATCAAGGGGCAGGTCGACCAATACAACGACCTCCACGGGATGCTCACGCAGGTCACCGGCGCGTCGCAGGCGCAGCAGCGCGCCGACGAGGCCGTCGCCGCATCCCTCGGCATCAGCGTGGGCGCGCTGCAGGCGGCCCGCAACGGCCAGGACGACATGAAGGCGTCAACGGAGAAGGCGACCGCGCAGATGTACCTCCAGAACGACGCCGCCGGGCTCCTCCGGGCGTCGCTGGACCTGCTGAACGGCAAGACCATCAGTGCGGAGCAGGCACAGAACCGTTTCGACTCGTCGCTCGCGAACATGGGCGCCCACATCGACAAGACCGGTAAGGACGTGAACCGGGCGACGACATCGCTCGAGGGCATGTCGGCCGCGGCGGTAGCGAACCGTGGGGAGCTGATCTCGTCGGTGCAGGCCGCGCAGGATGCCGCTCAGGCGTACCGCGACAACGGCGCATCGTCGGATGAGGCCCGCCAGAAGCTCATCGACATGAAGACGGCGATCATCGAGCACGCCGTCGAGCTCGGCGAGGACCGGGACCAGGTGCAGGCGTTCATCGACAAGCTGTTCCAGATCCCCGCGGAGGTGCCGAAGACGAAGGTCGAGGTCGACGCCGACGAGGCGAAAGCTGAGATTCAGGGGTTGAAGCAGCTGCTCGACGGCATCAACCGGAACATCAGCATCGCGGTGCAGCTTCACGGAGCCGACAACATCGCCACGACCGGCGGCTACAAGGTCGCGTTCGCGAACGGCGGCACGGCGCGAGGGCTGGCGAACGGTGGCGGCGGGACGGTCACGGGTCGCGGCACTGCCGGGTCCGACTCGGCTGGCATGTACCGTCTCGCGCACGGTGAGGAGGTCGTCGGGAATGTGTTCGGTCAGGCCGACAGGAACCGGACGCTGCTGAAGCAGATCAACGCCGGGTTCACCCCGTCGCCGACGTCGATCACTGCAACCCCGGCGCCCGCCCCGCAGGAGCGCGTCGTCGAGCAGCACTTCCACGTCGCCGGCGTGCAGCAGGAAGACCCGCGAGTGCTCGGGATGATCGTCGGCGGCGAGGTCGCCCGCGCGCTGGTGGGGGTGAAGGCGAAGTGACGACGATCACCCTCGCATCCGACCACGGGTCCATCACGCTCTACGCCGAGAATCAGGGCCGAGACGGGTTCTACCAGGCCGGGCAGCAGTTCTTTCAGGACTGGTACTCGATCTCCGATTCGAAGACCGAGATCCGGGAGCGCCCGTCGGCGCCTGGCGCGTTCGGCATCGACCGGGACTGGCGGTCAGCTCTCCCGCTGAACCTCAACGGCCGGTTCCGCGGCCCGAGCTGGGCAGCGATGCTCCGGGACCTCCGGTCGACGCTTTCGGGCGGCCTGCCGGTGCGCGTCACGGTCTCCGACGATCTGGGCGTCTCGTCGCGGATGGTGTCGGTGCGACGGTTCGTCCCCGCCCCGAACCCGGGCGCTCTGCTCGCCGACTTCCAGCTCGTGCTCACCGCGACGGACCCGCTCATGTACGGGCCGACGCAGTCGGCATCGACAGTCCCACCATCGGGCGGGACTGGGCAGCCGTGGCCGCAGGTGTGGCCCGCGGACTGGGGCACCGGGGGTAACCCGGGCCGCTTGTCGGCGGCGAACGGCGGCTCGGAGGCGACGCCTCTCCTGCTGAGCGTCGCCGGCGGTGTTGATGGTGTCGAGCTCGTCGAGATCACCACAGGCAGCACGCTTCGCCTCGAACGGATCATCCCCGCCGGGTCGGTGGCGGTCTTCGATGCGGCGCTGACCCGCGCGTACCTTGACACCCCAGCGAACGACATCACGGGGTTCATGACCCGCCGGGAGTGGTCAGGCTTCCTGATCGCCGCCCGGTCGACGGCGATCGTCCAGTTCAACCCGCTCGGCACGCAGGTCGGCTCGCCCCTGCTGACGGCCACGTGGTCCGACGCGAACTAGGAGGTGAGCATGCTCCGTTGGTTCATCGCTGACCTCCGCACAGGGCGGCAGGTCCTCGACATCAAGGTCATGAGCTCGTCGACGTGGTCACGCGCGCTCAACGAGCCCGAACGCTTGACGGCGATCCTGGACATGCAGGACCCGGCGACGATCGCGCTGAACCCGCGACAGACGATGACCCCGGGGCGGACGGTCCTCGCGGTCGCCGCAGGCGACACGATCCTCGGCGCGGGACCGATCTGGTCACATCTGTACGACCGCGACCGGAAGACCCTCACGGTAGCCGCGCTCGGCCTGTGGTCGTACTTCGACCACCGGTTCCTGTTGCCCGTCGCCGCGGCGGCCGTCAACCCAGGGACGTTCATCCTGCCCGACCCGTCGGCGGCCGGCAAGACGATGGTCAACACTGCACTCGGCACGTACCTTTCGAACCTGGAGTACGGGACCATCGCGAAACGGTGGGTACAGCAGGCGCAGGCATGGACCGGAGGTGCGGTCCCAGTCGTGTTCGAAGCGGACCGGGCTGGCGTGCACGAGCGCAACCATGACGGAGTCGACTTCAAGAACATCGGCACCCTGCTCTCCCAGATGGCGCAGCTCGAAGACGGTCCCGACATCCGGTTCAAGCCGCGATTCACCGGCGACCGGCTCGGCGTCGAATGGCTACTGCAGACCGGCACCGACGCGTCACGGCTGCTGGCCGACGACGCGGGCCACGCGTGGACCATCGGAATGCCCGGTGTCCCGACGTCACGATTTCAGGTGAAGGTCGACGGGGAACGCCTCGCGTCCCTCGCATGGGCCACCGCTGGCCGCACCGTCGACTCGGTGCTCGTCTCCCGCTCGACTGACACGACGCTCCTCGACCTCGGCTTCCCGATGCTCGAGGCCCTGGACGCCTCCCATTCGACCGTTGCTGTGCAGACCACTCTCGACGGCTACGCGCGCCAAGCTACCGCCGCCGGCCGTGCACCCTACGAGACGTGGGAGTTCACGACTGAGGCCGCGCGGCAGCCGTTCCTCGGCGCGTACTGGGAGGGCGACTGGTGCGACATCACCATTCCCCCGTACGACCCTGCGAAGGGCGTCGGCGACCCCTACCTGGTTGAAGGCGTGAAGCGGAGCCGTCGACGGATTCTAAGCATCGCGGGCAACGCGGAAGGGCTCACCGTGGACCTGACGACGATGGAGCAGATCGGTGGGTAGCGGCTACACGACCCCGCCTCAGGGTGAGTACGGCGATCTGATGAAACTGCTCGGCGAGATGCAGCGTCGCCTCGCCGAGCTGGAGACCCCGACCGGCACGAGCGTGAACTCTCTGGTGGCGCAGGTGCAGGAAGCGATCGCCAACATCACGTCGACGGTCACGGCGGCGATCTCGGTGAACTCGTACACGAAGGCGCAGATCGACGCGAAGGTCGCGAGCCCGGGCGCGATCTCTCCCGCGACGGTGACAACGAGCGGTGATGTCCAGGTCGGCGGGCAGCTCCGCGCGCCGGATGCTGTCACGAATGTGATCACGTCGCCGCGGTACTCGATGTGGATCGAGACCGGGACAGGACGCCTCGGCAACACATCCTCGTCGCGGCGATACAAGCAGGACATCACCGATGCGGAGATCGACCTGGACGAGTTTCTGAGCGTCGTCCCTTTCGTCTTCCACTACATCGCCGAGGTCCGCAAGCGCGATGATCCCGACTTTGAGGAGTACGTCGGCCCCGACTACGTCGTCGCCGACGAATACGGCCTTATGGCCGAAGATCTCCACTCCGCCGGCATGACCCCGTGGGTCTACTACGACGCCGAAGGGCGTCCCGACTCCGTGAACTACACGATGCTCGTCGTCCCGCTGCTCGCCGCGGCGCGAGCTGAGCGCGACGCGCGGCAGCGAGTTGAGGAACAGCTTCACGCGCTCACCGAGCGTGTGCTTCGTATTGAGGAAGGAATCTGATGACCTTGCAGCCCTCCTGGCCCGGCGTGACCGGGCTCACGTCGACGACTGCGGCCCGGAAGGATCTCGCTGGTCTCATCGAGACCGACACGACGGGCACCGTCCGCGCGGGAGTGTTCCCGGCGCATCTGAATGCGCTCGTGTCCGCTCGCGCGGACCTGAACGTCGACATCGCGGCGTTTCAGGCTGCCGCGGTGCAGTTCGGCGGCCCTGTCCTCCTTTCCAACGACGGGACGATTCAGCTGCCGTCACCGCTGGTGTCGCCAACGTCTGGCACGAACTACTACGTCATCTACGTCAAGCAGAACGAGTCGACGTCCCCGGGAACTGACGCAAGCAACACCACGATCGTCGGCGCGGCGCTGTCGACGTCGTCGTTCGCCGCGGCGCGCAGTTCGCTCCCTGCGGGAGCGCTCGAACTGGCGACGGTGCAGATGCCGGCGAACAAGACTGCGACGAATGCGTCGGGCGTTACCATCACGCAAACGTTCCAGTACACGTCCGCGGAGGGCGGGACTGTCTGCGTTCGGAACTCGGCTGAGCTCGCAGCGTGGACTCCTGCGGATGGCGCGACCGCTTATCAGATCGACGCGGGGCTGACCTGGAGTCGGCGCGCCGGGTCCTGGGTGAACACGACGCCCACGTTCTCGGGCGTGCTGTTCGGTCCCGCACTGCCGGCGGGAGCGGTCCTGATCGAGAAGATGGGCGTCACGGGCCTTGTCGCTACCAACGGGTCGGGCGATGCCTCCATCGCATACCCGACGGCCTTCCCGAACGGGGTTCTGTTCGCCGAGGTGCGCCGCTTCGACTTCACGTCATTGGGCGCCACCTCCGAGATCATCAACGCGACGCAGTCGCTGACGCAACTGAATTTCCGGGTTTACGCGTCGAACGGTTCGCCGCTCACGTCGACGCCGAACCTGAAGTACGTCTACCGCGTCGTCGGGTGGTGACGCAGATGGATCTTGTCCCTCTGCGCACGGAAGTGGCCGATGCCTACCCCACCGAGAACTGGGACGGCGGCTGCGCCGGGTTTGCCTACCTCGTCTGCCGCCTCACGGGGACGGTGCGCCGCGCGTACCCGTCGGCCACCGATGCACGCCTGGCCTCCCAGATCGTCTCGGCGGACATGTCCGCGGCCCCCGCGGGGGCTTTCCATCACTGGTCGTACTTCGCGCGCCTGAGCGGCGTCTACAAGGACTGGGGCCACGTCGCCCTGGCCATCGGCGACGGCCGCGCGGTGATGACGAACCCCGAAGCGGACGAGTGGGACTGGGGCATCTGCCTCGGCGAAACCGACGTCGCCTCCTGGACGGCACGCCGTCGCGGGATCGTCGCGTACGTGGGCTGGTCGTACACGTACGGCGAGAACACGGCGACCATCACAACCACCCAGACGGCGGCGACGGCATCAAAACCGTTCACGCCGCAGACCGAACCCGAACCGGAGCCGACAGGAGTTCTTCCCATGCCGAACATCAGCATCATTTACAACCTCGACGCGCCTGGGCAGCAGCAGCAGGTCGCGATCGGCCCTCGAGGTCGGGTCGCCCTGAACGGGCAGACCGCTGACCTCCTGAACCGGTGGATGCGGTGGCAGATCGCCGGCGGTGACGTGTCGAAGGCTGGTGGCATGTCGGTCGCGGAGATGGATCTGCTGATCAGCGGCGTCCTGTCGAAGATCTCGTGAACCTGACAGCACCGTCCTGGTTGGTGGACTTACTGGAGAGCGTGTCCGTCTGGGATGCGCTCTTGTGGGTAATGGCCGCGGGCGCCGGATTCTGGTTCATCAGGAAGAAGGGGTGGCGGGGCGTTGTCGCCTTCGCCCGGGGGATCATCAACGCCGCCGAGATCTTGGCGTCTGTTCAGGGCCTTCCCTCGTACATCGAGCGTGCGGATGCCCGCGCCGAAGCCGCCGACAAGCGCCACGATCGCCTCGAAGGCAAGGTCGACGGTATCTACCACGAGACCCACAACAACGACGGTTCCAGCACGAAGGACGCCGTCGACCGCGTCGAGATCGGCGTGAAGGGCCTGTATGGCCGGATGGATGCGATCGAGGAGAAGGTCCTCGCGCTGTCCGCGGCAGACGAAGAGCTTCGCGCCGAGCTGGAAGACACCCGCAATCCCCACAAAAAGGAGTAACCATGACCACTCGTGCTGAAATCCGTGCTGCCGCGACGCAGACCGCGTATCCGTGGAAGGCGTCGCTGCGCACTCTCGTGCAGGTCGGCATCCCCGCGTTCGTGACGCTGGTCGGCGTCGTGCCGCTGATCATCCAGATCATCTTGGAGGAGATCGGCGAGCAGATGCCCGAGGGGCTGCGGCTGTGGCTGGTCGGCGCGGCGACGCTGCTGACGGCCGTGGCGACGGCGCTCGCCCGGATCATGGCGATCCCGGCCGTGAACGCGTTCCTGACCCGTTGGGGTCTGGGCGCGACGCCGAAGCAGGGCTGACGTGACGGTTGTCAACCTCCGCGGCCTGCACACGGCGCTCGGTGTCCCTGCGGTCACGAGCGGCGTCGTCATGGTCGAGTACTGGGCGGGGTCGGGTCCTGTGGCGCGCGTCGACGGCGCGGATGTGGTGTTCCCGGCGCTGATCACCGCGGCGATCGTCGATGGTGATCCGGGGACGCTGGATCTGGTGCCGACGCGGGGCGTGTGCTGCGTGCGGTGGACGATCCAGTCGGACCATTCCCGGGTGACGGTCACTCGGTTCACGGAGATCCCCGAGACGGGTTCGGTCACGTTCGGTGCGTTGCAGCAGGTCGACCCGGCGACGTTCGTCCCGACGGCGGATGTCGTGGCGGCGTGGGAAGCGGCGATCGACGACGTCGCAGCGCTGCGGGATCAGGCGGTCGGATCGGCGTCCACGGCGGCGGAGTCCGCGTCGACCGCTTCGGCGTCCGCGACGAGCGCTGCAGGGTCAGCTGATGCCGCGGGCGTAGCCGCTACGGCCGCGAGCGGCTCGGCGTCGGCCGCTGCCGGATCTGCGTCGACGGCGTCCACGGGTGCCGCGACAGCGACGACCAAGGCGACCGCCGCGTCGTCGAGCGCCGATGCCGCGGCGACGTCAGCGACGGCCGCCGCAGGCTCCGCTTCTGCGGCGGCCGGATCGGCCAGTGCGGCGGGGCTGTCGAAGACAGATGCCGACGCAGCGCGCGTCGCCGCGCAGACCGCTCAGACGGGTGCTGAGACAGCTCGGGCGGGTGCGGAGGCGGCGCGTGATCTCGCCCTTGCTGGTCAGTTCGTGGGCTCGCCGCTGGGGACGACGGACCTGAACACCATCGTGACCCCTGGTGTCTACCGTCAAGGGTCCGCCGCGTCGCTCGCTCTGAACTACCCGACCACCTACCTGGGCACGCTGTACGTGAATCTCGTCGCGAACGTGAACGGCGGATGGATCACGCAGACGTACTACCCGATCGTTCACGACGGCTCCCAGGGGTCACGGGTCGCGTATTCGCGCTCACGGATCGGGACGACCGGGTGGACGCCATGGCGCGCCCAGGCGTCGCAGCGCGTGGATCAGACCGCAGGCCGCGCGATCTACCCCTGGGACGACCTCAACAACCGCGAACAGCTGATCTACGGCGATACGGGCATTCGAAGCGTCGCGGACTCGGCTGTGGTCAGCGGCGGAGCGATCTACCTGCGCCGCTACGGCGCCATGGTTTCGCTCACGTTGCAGGATGTGGCGCTGGTCGGTAGCCCGACAGGGACGGTCGACCTCACGCTGCTGCCCACGGGATTCCGATCGCAACTGAACCACAACTTCGCGATGTTCATCGGATCGAACCTCAGTCGCGCCTTCGTGGGAGTCAGCACACTCCGGGTTTACGGCGCACAGGCGGGACAGGTTCTGAACGCGCACATCGTGTTCATGACGACCGACCCGTGGCCGACGACACTCCCCGGCACCGCTTCCGGCACGATCCCGAACACGTAGGAGACACCATGCCTGACCTGTCCTCGATGACTGACGAGCAGCTCGCCGATCACCTGAACGCTGTCCTCGCCGAGCAGGAGCGCCGTCAGCGTCTCGCGAACGCTCCTGCTCAGGTCGCGTCGATCGCGGCGGCGTTCATCGCTGATGGTGGTGACCGGACGGCGCTGGTCGACGCGATCCCCGACGCCTGACCCCGCACCACGAAAGCCCCCGGCTTCTCTTCGGAGAGGCCGGGGGCGTTCTGTGTTCCCCCGTGACGCTGATGATCCCACTACCCGTACGCTCACACCATGGGCCGTGTTGAGCAGATCAAGAAGGAACTCCGCCTGAACGGCAGCGTGCAGGTCAGCATCGTCGACGACGACGAAGCCGAAGAGTGGCGTCGCGACGCCCGCCGTGCCGCGCGTGAGCTGGGCCGACCGGTAGAGACGATTCGTCACCGGTCGATCGTCGTCGCTGCCCTGCGTGACTGGCCAGCCAACGAGCTGGAGGAAGAGGTCACGCAGGCGAAGCTCAGGACCGTGATGAACCGGGTCCCAACGCCTGGCCTCTGACGGGCCGCACGAGCGGCGCACCATGCGAGCCCGCTTCGCGGCTGGCACGACCGAGGGCCACACACTCGAGCGCGCCGGGGATCAGGAGCAGCGCGTTGCACAGTGGCGCGGTGTGGGGGCTGTCGTAGAAGCCCGCCCACCCGCCGGCGACGCGCGCGAGGATGTCGAGCCGATCCCCGGCGACCTGGTGCAGCTCGTCGATGACGGGTGCGGGGTCCTTGGTGTACTGGTTGCGTCCGCAGATCGCGGACAGGAGCACGTCGAGGGCGGTGTCGGGGTTGAGGCCTGATCGGGACAT